CCGAAGGCAGGGATTGTTATTGTTGTGTTACTAGATTCCTTTGAAAAGTACAAAGTTGTTAGCAGCTTGAGTTACTAAACATCTTTCAGATAGGAAGTTTACTTCCATAGCATCAAGAGTTGAAGTAAATGCACCACCAGCAGAACCAGTTAACCAAGACTTCATTCTACGATCGTCTCCTTGAGAAGCTCTGTATCGCACGTGTAGGAATGGTCGACGAATGTTAGTTCCTAAAATCTGATCGTAAACAGTGGAAGTTCCAGCTGGTACTAATACACCTTCAACAGAACTGATACCATTGATAGCTCCACGAGTAGAGGCATCATTTAAGTATTTCCAGTCAGTCTTATAGAAATCGTAAGATCCTCTACGGAAACCGCTAAATCCTAAGTTTAAAGCCATTTCTTCTGAGTTTTCAAATAAACCAAAAGCAGTTCCACCGGCAAATCCACCAGAGATAGCAGCTAGCATATCATCAAAATCAAGAGATGTTTGTCTTTGTAAGAATAACATGTTTTCTTCAATAGCTCCTTGAGTATCTAAATTCTTAAGGATAGCATCAAATTCGTCAAGTCCAGCAGCAGCAGTAAATCCTACTTCTACGTTACCACGAGTTTGGATAGCAGAGAATAAACCTTGTGTTCCTGGAAGTTGAGCGGCTTGATAAGCTCCAGCTCCAGCATTCTGGTTAAATTCACCCTCGATCATGGACATCTCTAAGTAATCCTCAAAACGTAAACGAGTTTCAGATTCAGCTTTTAAATACCATAGATATCCAGATGTTCCGTCTTCAGTCGCAACTTCTACCCATCCAATTTGAGCCATATCAGAACCAGATACCACGTACTGATCTCTAATGATGATTGGTGAATTAGAATATTGAGTGAATGAAGGGTTTATAGATGTTCTTACAGCTGAATTACCTGCGCCTGCACCAATAGTAGTTCCTTTAGTATAATCTGAACCGTATACAAATACTTTAATACTTCCAGAAGTAAACACAGAACCAGCTGTATTTAATACATTTCCATTGTAAAATTGTAAAGTAATGTTTCCTACACCACCTGCTCCTGCAGCCGATCCTGTTACAATAGCTTTTGCTTCTAATCCAGTTACAGTATCTAAAAGAACAACTGTATCGTTTATAGAAATTACATTTTGAGCCTGTGCTCCACCGCCGATAATAAGTATTGTAGGTGCTCCACCTGCATAAGTACAACTATCATAAGATACATGTAGTCTATTTTGTTCTGACCAAATTACTTGATCTGAAGTCATTGGCATTTCAGCGCCAACCATTCTTAAGAAACCAGATAACGTACGGTTTCCGTAACGCTCTACTTCTTGTTCGTAAATTTCAGGTAGATATTGCTGTGCAAAATCATTTCCTGCGCCAGTGTTGAATTGTAAATAGTTAGAATTCAATACTTGCTGAGATCCTGAAGGTACAATAGTACCAAATTGAGGAGTTAAACTCATAATTGTTTTGTTTTTTTAGTTAAATTTCTTTGTTTTTATTCTTAATTTCGAGGAGTCAGTACCTGAAATAGCTTTAACCTTATACCCGTTTACAAACACATCACCTTGTTGAGACCTAGCTTTGGTGTCACTTAAGTTTTTTGATTTGTTCATAACGTCTTTAACTGCGTCAGCTTTTCCTTGCTCATAAAAATGAGAGGCAATCTTATCCACATTGTCAGCGGCATACATAGCTTTATGATAACCTTTCGTGTCACTAACATTACCATCTGAGTCTAGGAACTTCCCGACAAGGTTGTTAATATTTGATTGGTTTTCTGCAACTTTTTCACGGTTTTGAATGTTGTACTTATAGCTCTTGTCACCGACTTTAATATCGAAACCTTCGAAATCATCGTTGAAAAGTTGTTTAGTACTTTCTTGAAACTGTGAATGTTGTTGCTCAGCTACTTCCTGCTGCTTGTTGTATCGGTTGAAAAAGTCCACTGCTTTTTGCTGATCCTGAGTAACGCCCGGTCTCAACTTGATCTCGTCGTAATATTTACTCTTAGTCTCTTCTAAAAAGCCTTTGGCTTTTGCAACTTCTTCTTTAAACGCAAGTTTTTTCTTACGTATATCTCTTTCCTCTTCTAGATCTTCGTCATAGTCAAAATCTTCTAAAAGAAGTTCAACATCTGAATTATCTAAATAAGGTTTATTTTTTTTGTAATACTCTTTTAACAATGTTTTTTCATCTACATTAGAGTAATCGGCATTAAGCCTTGTGTAATCTTCAATTGTTCCACCAGTTTCTTCCATAAAGCTAACTAGTTTTTCAATGTTTTCAGGTAATTGTTTACCTAAAACTTTTTCATCTCTTAAAGCTTCTTTAACTTCAGCTTCTACTTTAGCTACTTCAACTTCTTTGATTGGTGTAAACTCTTTAGCATCTTCGACGGGCTTTTGTACTTGTTCTCCCACCTGAGTGCTATCTCCGGATGGTTCTTCCACAAGAACTTCCTTTGTTTCTCCGATTTGAATGGCATCTTCTTTTGGTATTACCACCTTGGTAACCTCTGCTGGAACCTCTACTAAAGGTTCTTTGATGTTAACTTTAACAGGTTCACTGCTTGGTGTTGTTAGTTTTTTTGGAGTTTTCTTTTTAATTTTAAACTCACCCTCCTGTTTAACAGGTTCATTTGTTTTTACTTCTGACATAATATAATATAATTAAATAATTGTTTACTTTCTACATGAAAGCTTGCATACCCATATCGGGTTCGTTTTCAAAGTCTTTAGGTAAGCTATCGTTTTGACGTTGGCTTATCATTTCACTTTGTTGTGTAGCTTCCATTTTGCTACGTTTATCTTTTCTATCTTCTATAGCTGCTTCTTTTTGCTGTATAGCTTGAACTTCGATTTGCTTAAGCTGCATATCATATTCAAACTTCTGTTGCATTTTAATTTTTTCTAAATCAGCTGCTATTTGCATTTTGTTTATTTCCATCTGAGATCTAGCTTGCTCGTACTGAACTTTAGACCCTGATATAGCTTCTTGTTTTTGAACTTCAGCCATAGCTGTTTTCTCTGCGGTTTCCGCTTGAGCAGCAGCTTGAGCTTGTATATTAGCTTGTTGGTTAGCCTGATCTTGAATAGCTTTTTGCTTACGTTTTACTTTAAGCATTTGATTAGCTAGTTTAAGATTTTTAATTTGTCTTAAATCAATAGCGTCTTCTAGGTCAATACCTCCTTGGCCTAATGCAACTTGAATATTTTGCTCTAATTTAGCTTGCTCTTCGTCATCTGGTTCTAATTCTAAGAATATACCAAAGTCATATAAGTTTAAATCAACTACTTGTTGTAATGTTTCAACATTAAAAGTTGATATAGAGTTTTTGAGAGATTCAGCTGTTAATGGAAAATATAAAGCATCCGCTATTTTAAGAGATACGTTCTCTGCTAGCTTTAACGTAAGATATAAACTAGCTTGCTTGATATGTCTAGTCGCTACATTAGACGCATTAGCTGCCATCTTTTGAAGACCTACTAATGAGTTCTTATCTTGCGTGCTTCCATCTCTCGCTTCGTTTAACCCGGTCACATCTCGTATCATTTGTAAATAATATTGATACGTCTGTATAAGTGCTTGTATTTTACCAAGTCCGCTAGAACTATTAAGTTCTTGAATAGGCACTTTACCTGGATTCATATCACCGTCTTGTGTCATTGATCTACCTACAATAGAACCAGTTTGGAAATACATATTTAATGCTTCCGCAGGATTGTAGTTAGTTCCATTACCAAGATCAACCTCAGCTAAGCCGTCCATATCTAAGTAAACACCATCTGGTACCATCCTAGACATTACCTGTTGCAATTTAAGATGCGTTAGCTGAATCATATCTGCAAATCCAACACATTTACTTACAACAGACTCTATGCGTCCCTTATACATTCTAGGAGCACATATTGTGTAATTCATTTCAACCTTAGTTGTGTCTGCCATTGGTCTAGACATGTTCTCTGCTAAGCCCCAGTCTAATATAGTATTAGTTCCTAAAACTTTAGCTCCAGTGTATAAGACCTCTATTGATCTAGACACTCTTTCAAAGTTATCATTTTCAGGCGGATCAAACGTATCTGGCTTTTCAAGAGCTTTTAATAATCCTGAATCTGTTTGTTTTATTTTAAATACTTGATTGTGGTAAGTCTTATATTCAAAGTACATAACCTGTACAGTGTTTTCGTCGTAATTACCCCAACCAGTTACATATTGTCTGTTGCCAGGTGTTTCTTGTATTCTTTTTAATTCTTCTTCTGATATACCAGGAAACTCTTTTTTAAGCTCTGGTATTGTTATAGACTTTACTTCGCCTACGTAGTATATATCTTCGAAGTTTGGATCTTCTGTGTATGAGTGAACCACGTGAGCTGGATTTACGTAATCAACAGTAATTCCTTCAGCTGTATTAAAATTAGTTTTACCAACAGCAATACCAATTGTTGTAAGATCCATGTTTAATCTACGTCTTACAAGATCGTATTTGTTTTGAGCAAACACAGTTGATATAGCTTCTTCTTCTGCTATTTCAATTGACTGCTTGTAGCTAAGTTGCATATGCAATTCTAGCTCTTCTTTAGATTCTGGAACTGTGATTCCACTTGGTGATTGATGTAAGTCAATACCTAGCGTTTGCTTTAGGTTGTCTAAGTATTCTTTAGCTACCATATCTTCTTGAAGCTTGCTAGCATATTCAGTTCTTCTCTTTACTGAGCTAGGATCTTGAGAATAAGCTTTAATGTCATAAGACTTTTGCGATATACCATTAACTACAATGTCTACAAACTTAGACAAAATAGGCACTGGCTTCCAGTCTAAATTAAGATAAGACAAATCACCATTAATAGATAATTCATCTTTATATTTCTGCACGGGTTGTTCACCTCTAGCGTATAGTCTTAACGAGTGGAAATTATTCCAGTTTGTTAAGTACCTATTACCTCCAGTTCTACCTTGGTCAAACCACTCATACTCTATTGCTTGAGCAACTTGAGTTCCGTATTCCCAGCTAGCTTTTTCAGCATCGCTTACTACTTGGCTTGGAAAAGCGCTATTAGTGTTAGTGTATATACCCATTTAACTTATAATTTTTGAATTGACACCTTTATTGTCATATTTTTTAATACCTAAATTTACAGCTTCTCTTCTAACTGGGTTAGACGGAGCATATCTGTGTTTGTTGCAAGCCATTAAAGCTAAACCAGAACTAATAGAAGCATCATGCTTTGTTCTGTTGTTTATGTTAAACTTAGCCCAGTCTTCTAATGTTCTTTGAAAATACATATCACCATATCCAGTTTCTTTTAAACCAACGTATGATTCTATATAAGTTTCAATTGCAGCAGCATGTGCTTGTTTTATATCTTCACTTGAATTAGGTATTCCACCTAATTCTTTCTCTGTTATTGATAGTTTGTTATATTTTCTATCTGGTCTGTTTATAGAGAAGCGTCTATAACCTCTTCTTTTAAAATGGTATAATAATCTAGGTTTGTTATTCTCTGCTAGTATCGGCATTCCGTAAAATACGCAGGCCATTAGAACATCTTCAAAAAATATTTCAGCGGTTTGTGGTCTAGCTATATATTCTAAAAAGAAATGATTTGGAGGTACGTCCTCCATGCTAAACTTAGTTAAGCCGTGTAAAGATCCATTTGACCCTCTTTTGTCAACAGTACCTGATATATCATAACTATCACAACCAAACGCTCCACAGTGTTCATTACCTGGATATTTCAGTCCACCCTTTATTATCACACGATTTTGTAGATTTAAAGGTGGAATCCAGGAAACTCTGAATCTTCCGCTTTTATTTGGAACAAATATAACTTTTGTATCTTTCTCTCCATTCTGCCATTGAAAGCTTCCTTGAGTAACATTTATTGAGTTTTTAAGATCTTCATTAAAATCTATTTGCTCGTATATTTTTGTTAAGTTAAATAAAGATTCTTTAGACTCATCTCTAAACGCATGCTTAGTTGTGCGTGGAAACTGCCTATAAAATTCATTTAAACCATCTTGATCTTGCTTTAATCCTTCTACCTCATTGTCCCAATATTCTATTACACCTTGAGTTATAGCGTCTCCAAGAGGACCTAATACTTCTTTTTTTGGTGTGTTGAATACAGGAAAGCCATAAGAATCAATGTAGCCTTCGTAGTTCCATTCCATAGGTATGAACAAAGAATAGAGTCCTGAGCGAGTCTGTCCATTGGCGTTTCTTTGTGTAACGTCTGAATCATTGTAAAGTTTTTTAAAATTATCTCCTCCTTTATCTAAAGCATTTGATGTTGATCCCATCATGCACTTACCTATAATTCTCGAACCTAGTCTTAAACAAGTTCTTGTAACCCTCCAGTTATTTAATATATTGGTTGGTCTTTCCCACTTTCCACTTTCATCGTGTACTAGTAGTTTTAGTTTTTCCCCGTCATAGGAGTTGTCCCCTGTGTTCTTCCAGTCGATGGTCGTGTCAAGTCCGGTGATTTCTTGGAGCTTCTCGTTGGAGTCGAGTTTACGCCTTGTGAATTTTGACGCGGGTACCCTGTACGCGAGCTCTGTTTTCGGCCTGTCCATACCGTCTTGTATTGGTTTGAAGAAGAAGGGATAGTTGACTGATATCGGGACAACTTTGTCAGTAAACATTTTCTTTGCATCGGGTCCAGATTTCGAGAGTATACCAAAGCGTGCATCTGTAGATATTGTTGCTTGGTTAACGGTCTCCCCGCTTGCCATGAACGAAAAACCGGATCTTCTATTCTTAAGGTAGCACATCCCGTATGAACGCTTGTCCGCCTTGCAAGCTTCCCAGAATATGTAGAATAATCTGTTTGATTCCCTAAAGTCTGGTTGCCCAACGTCAATCTTGCTCCACTGCAAGTACATATAGTTAGTGCCAGTAATATAAGTAGGCTTGTCTTTGTTAATAAACCAAAAACCTTCTTCACGCCTTGTAAATTCTTTATCGATGTAATCATACCATTTTTCTTTAAAATCTAACGGGTATTCTTCCCAGTCAAATACGGATTTAATTTTACTTAATTCTTTTGGGTATTCAGTGTGCGACCATTTGTTATCTTCAAAAGTAACAACATCATTTTCTTTTGGCAAAGCTATCACGAGATCTTGTATCTCATATATTTCACCTATTTCGCCAGTTTTACTTATGACTATTAAGTCGTGTTCTTCGTTGTACCCATATTCCCACTTCTTATACCTATTCATTCTTTTAAGAACTTTAGGCTTTACGTGGTCTTCTAATACTTTATATAAAGTTTGCTCGTACATTATTTAGATCTCCCTTCTGCAAATCCTCTAAAAGACTTTTCTTCTTTTACTTCTACAGGTTTTTCGTTTAACAAGTTTTCTTCAGCTTCTATTCTATTCAATATTTCAAAAGCATCGAATATAGCTAGTTTTTTTGTAGCTGCAGCATTCTTTAATCTATCTGCTGATATATCGTCATCTGAATCAACAATAGCTTCTTTAGCCACTTTGATTAATTCCTCAACTGCTTTTTGCCCAGCTTGGATTATATTCAACTTCGTTTCCTTGGTGTTCATATTTAATTACGATATCATTAGATTTCATACAGTATAGTCTTTTTCCGTCAATTAAAAACTCCCATTCTCCGTTTGGCGTATAACCAACTAAGTCTCCTGAATTAATTCCTAGCGCATTTAAGGAGCTATTGTCATATTTTAATATACCAACAAGGCTTCTTTCTTTATCTAGCGTTATAGACTCTGTATCTTTTATAGGTGAAATAAAGCATCTGTCTCCAAAAGACCTCCACTTGTCACCTTTATTATATAAATAAATTTGATCTATTGCGCAAAAATGCAAATCATCTTTGAACCAAGATCTACTTTTCTTTTTATTACCCTTCATGTCATAGAATACTCTAAACACGTTTTGGTGTATAACAATTATATCACCAACATCAATACCAGTATTAAAAGCTTTAGGTGTTTCTATTACTTTAGCTAGTCTATTTACAAACTTGAAGTCTTCAATCTTTGTGTTTAAAACTAACTCTTTATCACCTATTTTTATTTTATTACTGTATTTTTCACCTAACGGTTCTACTATAAAGTCGTATATTCCTTTCAATACTCTAAGTCATATTCAACAGATATTGCCATGTGAGAGTTAAACTTCTTCCATGGCATTACCTCGTTGTTTTTCTTAATGTGAATATTATAAGAGTTATCAGACTCGTCAAGAAGTATATGTGAAATCTCGTGACCTCCATAAACTTGTTGACCTACAGAATAATGCATAGCATCATTTTTGTAGTCAGAACCAATACTTATTTTTCTTACAATAGAAGACATCCTAAGCTTTTGTAAGTTTAGAGTCTTTTTCTACTTCAGTATATTCTCCAGTCGTTAGGTCGATATCAATAGCTCCATACTCTTTTTCGAGTTCAGCTTTTAAATCTTCTACAACTTTATTAGCGTCTGCTACTTGATGTAATAGACTATGTTTTTGAGACTCTAAAATACCTATTTGATTAACTATTGTCATTAATTCTTTTTGACCTTCGTTGATACTTTTTAATTGTTCATCTGTGATCTTACTCATTTGATTTAATTTAATTGTTTATAATAATATAGTTACTTGATTTTTAACTATTTTAACGCAACCATATCTGCTGGGCCAGAAAGAATATAATCAAACGCTACTGGTAAAATTGTTCCAGCAGGAACAGCATTAAATGTAACAGCGTCCGTTGCGTTTGGATTTGAACTTAACACGTTTATTCTAATTGTTGCATTGCCGTCACCTCCAGATACCGTTACAATATCTCCTTGTCTATATCCAGATCCTGGCTCTCCAAAAGTCCCAGCAACAGTTATTGCACCACCCACAGCAGTAATGTCTAATTCTGCTCCAGTTCCTAATCCACTCTCTGGATTTATAACAGGTACGTCTGTTGCTGTTGCATATCCACTGCCTCCATCTACTACAGTAGCGGTTTGTATTTCACCTTGAGCACCTACGGTTCCAGATAATATGCCTACGATATTCCCACCTGTACCAGAATATATTGAAGAACCTGTTAAGTTAGTACCTAAAGTTCCAGATTGGTTTTCAAACTCCCAAGCAGAGGTTGGCGTTATGGTTGCCGTTCCACCGCCGATAGCTAGTGCTTTACCTACAAGACCATATGTTATTCCGAATGTTCCCATTTTTTTTATTTATTGTTTGTTATTGATTTTGCTTTTTCCCAAGTTCTACCTACAAAGTAAGCTCCGTAAACGGTTACTAGCAATGTTTGAAATATTGGTATATATTCTTTAGCCAGCCCAAACTCACCGATATTACCATCAAAGAAAGCTAGAGACGTAAAAATTACAGTTAGATATATTAAGATCATTGGTCTAATGTTTTTACTTAAAAAACTATCAGACTTCATATCTGCTTCCCAACGCTTACTAACCTCTAATTGAGCTTTAGTATCTGCGTCTTCTAATATCTGCTGTATTTGTTTCTTTACTTCTAACCTTTCTTCCTCGGTTGTAGTAAGCTTATCGATGACGTTACCAATCTCTTTGATAACGCCACCTGATAGCCATTGAATTATTTTTTTCATTTATTCTCTTTTCAGTAAAACCGTGCTATTTTCATCTCCTGTAAAAACACATTGTAAAGTGTCTTCGTCTATAACAGTATAAGACATTCCAATAGTATAACCATTTCTTGGATTGTGTATTGAAGTAGTCATAGTAGTATCTGTTTGGCTCAGTATAACTTCATTAAGTGTAGCATCTTCTTTAAAACTATAATTAATAATTTTAACAACAGCATAATCGCTAGCTAACATAACAGTTTTATACGACGAGCCTTCCATAGTCCAAACACCTTCAAATGCTTCTTGAGCTTTAGATGTTAAAGCCGTAAAAAATAAAGTTATTGTTATAAGTAATTTTTTCATAATATTAAATTTAATTGTTATAATATTATAATTACATATAATTACAATTATTTATTACTCACCGGATTTCTTGTCAGCTGCTTTCTTAGCCTCTCTTTTAGCTAACAATTCTGCCTTTTTTTCTGCTCCAGATCTTGTATCAGCTTTAGCTCTAGCTTTTCTTTCTTCAAGTTGAGCTTTTTTCTGCCATTCTTCTCTTGGTTTATATGACTGATCAGGCATCATTTGGCCTCCTAAAGCTCCATGCTTCTTAGTTCTAACGACTGATTCCAGACTTTTCTCATCTTCATACAAAGGACTTTTTCCAGATCCTCCCATATGTACTGGTGATCCAGCTGCAATTGAATGTTTTGAAATCCAAGATCCGTGAGATGCGATTGGGTTGTCTTTTAATAAGTTAGCTCTTTTTTGTTTAAATGATTCCATATTTATTTTTTAATTGGTGTTTCTGTTACGTATTTCGCGCCGGGAAATTTATAATCATATCCTGGGTACATTACTTTTGTATATCCTCGGTCATCAGTACCTAGTACTTTAAACTCGACTCCTTTCATTGTTATATCGCCTCCTAGTATAATATTTTGAGGCTTGTTAACATCAGGACTGTTTTTTAAATAACCTGTCTTAGATGTCTTCATTATGATCTTCTATAAGCCTCGGCTTCCCAAGGCAAGTTTTTAGCACCTTCCTTCATATCAGCTCGTGAATATTTTTTACCTTTCCAGTACACGTTTTCGTCGTCGTAATCTAAATCACCTCTATCCATTTG